TTTATCGGAAGATAAATCATATTCATTTACTGTAAAATCATAATCAATTATAAGTTGTGCTGGTAAATATTGTTTTATTTTAGTAATTAATATTTCTGCATGTTCTGGACTAATCCGTCTATCAATTCGTAATTTAATTAGATTATTGTAAATATGTTTTTTATCATTATTTGTAATCGTACCTTGTTTGGTTAACTCTGATAACAATATATTAAAATGTTTAGGTGATATTTTATTAGCTGTAAATTTGTACGTACTAGTTAATACATCAATAATATAATACCCCTTGACTAATGTTGCATCTGAAAAGTCCATTTGAAAAGGATTCCCAACATATACTATACCTTTACCGTCATAAAAACGTTCATCTCTATTATGAAAATGACCGGTGAAGATTATATTACCTTTTTCAATTAAATCTGAACTTTTCAATCCATCTACACATACTGTATGTGTATTCATTTTAAATGATGAAATTTCAAAATGTCCAAATATTATATCTGCTTTTGGTATATCTACTAATTTTGATCCCCATGGTACAAACGCAATTGTTTTATCATTATGTTGAATGGTTGTGATTGTATCAATAACTGTTATATTTTGCCATTTTTTAAATGGTTGTAATGAATTAATTTCACTACTATCCTTTAGAAAACAGTCATGGTTACCACATAAAATTATCAAATTGAAATCGTTAAAATTTTCAAGTATTTTTGACGCTTCGTGTAGAGTATTAACAGCTATTTCATCCCGGAAATGAAATAGGTCACCGCTAATTACAATATCCTTAATTTTCTTTTTGCGTAATTCATCACATAACCAAACTGCCCAGTCATTTGTTACTTTATGCCAAAAGGCGCTATTTTGATGAACCCCTATATGTATATCTGCAATACAACAAATCTGATCACCATAAAACTTAATCATTCACATCATTATAATTGTCGTCACCATCATTATCAACTGGTTTTATATAAATATGTCCGTCACTTGATGTTAGTAACTCTTCATACACTTTTTCTTTATATGCTACTAAAGTAGCGTTGTATTTATTTTCTTTTTTTATTCTATTAATAAAAGCATTCCAAGCAATTGTTGTGAAATAACTAAATGGATTGTGATCTGATTTAACTTGAAATTTTTTGCGTTTTAATGCAGAATACATTTTTACTATTGCATCACCTATCATATCTTCTTTGTAAGTGTAATTAATGAAGCTTGGATAATAACTTAATCGTTTTGCAATACCATTTAGACACCCACCTAAGTAATCAGTTACTTTTCCATCTTCATAATATGTGGTAATTGCTGCTTTAAATTCTGCTGGGATTGTGTAAAATTTTTCGGGGTTGACAGCTTTGGGTCTTTTTACTTTTACAGGTTTTGGAGTTTTTGTAGGTTTTTTAGATTTATCTATGTTCATAATTACTTGTATTGTAATTGCTACTTTTCATTAAACAAGTAAGTTTTATATTTTATTTTTTCTTTACTGTAAATTTCTTTTCTATCTTCTGCATGTTGCATACCGTAATATAAATTATCTGCTATATCTATTATTACTAATTTTGTTTTTGTAGGGTGTAAACGTAAACCTCGGCCTATAGATTGAACTGTACGTATTAATGCTTTACCACCTGCAGCAAATATAATCATATGAATATTTTTAATATTTACTCCAGTTGAAAAAATTGAACTCATTGCAATACATATAATGTTGTCTTTATTTTCCATTGTATATTTTACATTTTCTCTATCTTCAATATCTACAGAACCTTGTATGAAAAAAACGTCACGACCTTGTATGTTTTCAGTTAAATATGCTTGCAATTTTTCACCATGTTCTATATGATTAACCATAATAAGTATATTTTTATTAAATTTAATACATATTTGACGTAAAATATCTTGCCTGAAACTATTATTTTTTATGAATTCTAATTCATTCATATAATTTTCAGTGGTATTTAAAGTTTTAACTTTTTTTGGTTTAGTTTTATATTCTATATGACAAATTTTAACTTCAACATCAGTTAAATAATTTTCTTCTCTTAACTCGTGGGATGTCTTTTCAAATATAACTGCACCAAATTTACCTAAAACACTCCAATAATCTAATTTATTAGGTGGTAATGTACCAGTAAATCCAAATTTATTAGATGTTGCAATTTTATTAACTATTTTACCTATTTCGGATCCATGATTTATTTTATGACATTCATCAACAATAAGTAAATCTACATATTTAACCCATTCATTTTCATCAAACCTTGAAAGTAAAATTTTTGAATTGGCAATTATTACATCACTTGCTATGTTTAATTCATTATTACCTGACCATTTTGAAACACTAAATGTTGGAGCATATTCTAAAAATTCTTTATACGTCTGTTCAACCAATCCAATATCTGGTACAATTACTAAACATTTTAATTTATGTTTGAGTTTTTTGAAGTTTTCAATTAATGTAGCTATAACTAAAGTTTTACCACCACCCGTACCTAATACAGCTATACCTCTACCATTTTTAATACATTCAGTTATAATAGTTTTTTGATAATCCCGTAATTCCAGTTTTAAAGGAAATTCCAATTGGTTTAATTCATAACCAACTGTGTATTGAGATTTAAAATTATCAGTTATTTCAATATTAACAATTTGGTTAGTTATTAAATATTTTTCAATTTCATAAAATAACCCTATATCAAATTGACCAGTCGGTGTAATTGCATAATTTCTACTAGGTATAAATTTATTACGTTTCCTTAAAATATGGGCTACGGGATTTGCAATACTAAAATTATCACGTAAAGCATTGAATTCATCAGAATTTCCGATTACAATAGCTTTACGTTTTTTAATATCATAATCAAATTTCAACATATTTACCCGGTTTGTTCAAGTGTCATTATTTTTACAATATTACCTATATCATAAGTAAGTGATGCAAATATTTTTTCCGTTTTTTCTAACAATTCAATAATTAATTCTAATTCTTTAATTTTATAATCTAAATTTGTTATACAGTCACTTTCATTAACTGTTTTTTCAATGGTGTGTATTTTTAAATTAATTGGACATGCTTCAATAGCTGCTTCAGTTAAATCTTTTTTAAGCTTGAAACGATCTTTTTTAAGTTTTTCTATTTCAATTTTATGCTTTATTAATCTTGCAACCCAAAAATGTTTTTTACCGGGTGTTGTTAATTGAACTTGTTTAATATTAAAATCATCAATCTTAAGATCTTCTGCAATATCTTTTATATATCTTTCAAGTAATTCCATTTTGTTTATATTAAATACTTTTACACAGTAATCAACTAATATGACATTTAAACAATTATTTAATCATTTATCCGCATTGAATGAAGATATTTCAGTTGGTGGAGGTGCACTTGGCTCTGCTGCTGCTGATAATTTTGGTGGTGCAGTTGGTAATAACGATTTTTACGCTCCAAATGATGCTAGATTACCCTATGCTATTGGTGCTAAGCGCCGTAAGAAGAACAAACACAAAAAACGTGGAAGATTAAAGAAACGTAAATAAATGTTATAATGGATACTGGGCATTGGATTGTTAATTGTGATTTAATTGAATCACCATACGGATTTATTTATAAGATTACAAATCTTTGTAGTAATAAAAAGTATATAGGTAAAAAGCAAATTAAAACAGTATTAAAACGTAAACCATTGAAAGGCAAAAAGAACAAAAGACATAGTGAAAAAGAAACTGATTGGAAAACTTACACTAGCTCATCAAATGATATAAATGCAGATATTACAACTTTGGGTAAAGATAAGTTCACATTTGAAATTATACAATTTTGTACATGTAAATGGGATTTAGCTTACTATGAAGCGTATTACCAATTTATTTTATATGTGTTAATTACCGATGATTATTATAATGGTATAATAAACTTACGAATAGGTAAAATACCAAACAAATTAAAAGGAACAATAAAAATACCGGTTGATTTACTAAAAGTATAATATAAATTTCTGAAGGGACGAAGAGATAACGTCTAAAATTTCCAAAGTTTATGACAATTTACAATTATTCAGAATATAATATATCATTAATTGATTTGAATTGTTTGTTACCTGAAATTGAAACTAAATTAATTAACATTATATATACGTTAAAGATCAATAAAAATTTAAAATGTCGGGATTTAAAAAATATTATATTACATTCCTTTTTAATTGATATTATTACTAATGTAATGAAAATTAATTTACAACAGAATACAAATAAATTAGTTATATTTTATACTGTACCATTGTTATTAAACAATCTAGAAACATTTTTACAAATAGAAACATCTGAAATGCAACAGTTTATAATAAAAATTATTAACACTATTACAACAAAGTTTCCGATTTTAATTGTTAAAGTAGATAAACATATAAAAACATTAAACTCTGGGGAAGTAATTGATTTGTTACATTTATTAAAAAACAATGTACCTGAAATTAAGTTTCAAAAATTAAAACAATTTTTACAACAAACTGGTCTTAAAAAATTGAATAAAGAATTAACAATGCAAAAAATGTTAAAACTATTAAATAAATAATATATATGAATTTTGATGAACTTATAAACCAATTTACGCAACCAGAAATAGTAACTGTACATGATGTTGGTGATAGTGATACCGATGAATGTTGTAATGATGATATTCAATATTACATGTTTTTTCAAAATCTTGAAACAATCAAAACGAAAATTGAA